TCCATCGACATCAAGCTCTATGTAAGCCTCTATGACGGTAACTTGGCGGCTCTGTTTCTGGTATCCCTGTGAGTTAAACGCGCTGTCCGATCCAATATCCTCAAAGCGGGTCAATATCTCAGGGTCACTGTCAAAGTCAGTGTCTTCGCTATCGCTGATCTTAGCTAAAACGTCCTCATCGTATCCCATTTCCATAAGTTCAGCGATGGACTTCTTAGTGCGGTGAGCGCAGAAGTTCACGGTATCCAGAGACTTTGCTTGGGGTGAAATCAGGAACTCTTCGGGAGCTATTGCCTCTATCTTAACCTGAGAGGTGTCACGGGTGACTTTTAGATCCCCACTGAACATCCCCATCTCATCCTGTTCGAGGTTCTCTATTTCAATATCTTCTTCGGCCAGACGTACATCAAGCTCATCTTCAGTAAGATCTTGAACGTATTCGAGGCTGCTTTCCTCTTGCATACACCAGTAAACTTTACAGATGCCAGCGCGGGCTATGAGGCCGTCATGGATAACCGTCTGCATTGTCTCGAATAGGTTGTTCTGGCGGTGCAGCACGAAGTCAGTGTATTCGGTGCATACTTCAGCAGTGTCCACATCATCCATATTCTGAGGAGTGAAGCGCATGACCTTGTTGCCTGTGCTGAAGGTCTCAAGCAGTGCAGCCTTCATGCTCTCAACGGCATCATAGACATCCTGAGATACATACTTAGAATTGCCATCGTGCGCTGGGCGCGGAAGCTCTCCAGAGTAATATTTCATTACCCTACGGCGTTCCTTGGACAGTTCGCTATCGTAGTAACCAATAGAGCGCCTGAGTTGCGTATCTACAATAGAGACTATCTTGTCGTCATCAAGTGCTATGTATTCTTCTTTTGATTGCATACTATTAAACCATCTCTATGTAAAATTCATCGGCTGCCTTTATTGGCTCCCAAGCGCCTTCATGGATATGATTTGCTAGGGCCAAGCTCATTACGCAGTCATCGAAACATCCGGCTTCAGCTTCCATCCCGCCATTCGGGGTGACGATGTATGTCAGCATTTCTCGGATCGTGAGCTTATCATTAAGTTCTATTGTACCCTGTCTGACACAGGCTCTGAGTTCATCGATTATCAGAGGTTTTGTCTTAGAGGTTGTTGTGAAGCCCAGCTTAAGGGTTTCCCTCTCAGTCAATTTGTCTATCTGGACTTCTGTGTAGAAATTAGGATACGCCATATCTTTACCAAGGCGGGTACAGGTTAGAATACCGTGACTGTTGTTCTCTACTATAATGAAGGCGAAGTTAAAGAACTCACCTAACTTGTAGAGGACTTCAGCAAAGTAATCGGGGTGAACTTGAGCGCGATAAGTCGCAACCTGTCGTTTCTTACTGTCGAGGACTTGGGCAACGCTGTAGTCACCACCTCTCACTCCCATGGCGACATCAGCGCCTATAGTGTACTGTTCGCCATCATCTATAGTGCGGTACAACATTAGTTCGCCGCGCATATTCTCCAGCCACTCATCACCCTCAAGGGCAAGGCGCTGTTTAATGTCTTTAGCTTTATCTAAGTCTTTATGCAGCACCTCTGGGTTGAACACAGGACGGCCAGTTGTCAGGAAAGCCTCATTAGGCTCGGCTGGGTACTCTTGCTGGAAAAGATCGATGCCGTTCTGGGCTATCTTCTTTCTGCGGAACATAAGTTGCTCGTTGTCCAAGTTATACTTGTCGGCAATCTCTTGTTCAGCCGGAGTTATCTCGAAGCTCTCAGGTACGTCATCCCTGTAGTCGTTATCCAGAAACCAAGGTATGAACACAGGAACATATCCATTAGTACCATCGATAGCGCCTTTCCAGAGGTCATAAAAGATGCCACTCACGCCATTCGCAGTGCTTTCTACAAACACAGCCGTACCCTTCTTATTGGGTACAGCTTGGGTCATACCGTTCCAGTTCTCTAGGGCGGTAGACTTCTGCCAAAAGGCAAGCTCACTTGCGTGTACGTGCGTCAGTGTCTCGCCTCGACCAAGGCTCTCACCGCCAGCGGTAGCCACCACGTAAGAACTATCGAGAACGTCAAACGTAAGCTCTCGGCGTGAACTGTATTTAGTGTGTGGCTTCAGTAGCTCTGGGCAGTTATCGTGATAGCGCTTTGTCATGTCGAAAAGGGCGCGTGTACTGTCTGAATGGTGAGTAACCACCAGAGCCTTACAAGCTTTCTTTTGGCTAACATTAAAGTACAAGTAGCCGCCAACGTGAGTTGATAGACCTTGCTGTCGAGCTTTCAAGATAATCACCCGAACTTTACCCTCGGATGCCATCTGGGCCTCTACTGCTTTATTTAAGATGCGCTGGGCGGGGTTTAAGTTCAGTGGGCGTATCTCGCCGCCTTTGGTCCTGATCTTAAGTGCTGACTTACTATAGAAGTCAAAGTCATCGTAGAGTTTACGGCGTATTGTAGCCAGTTTCGGTGTCATCATCGGGCTGCTCTTCCTCGGTGTCGTCTACTAAAAGCGACTCCAAGAATGCCTCGGCTTTACCGATGGTTACTTCACTTTTAGCAACTGGTTTAGTCTTTGTGAAATCCAAGACCATTCTAGCGGCTGTTAGTTTGTCCCTGCTTTGGGATGGTTCCCGCATTATCTGAACTGCGGTTTCTAATGCCTCGATGGCGTAAACGTCATCAATTCCGTTCTCTTCTGCCATTTTCTTAACTATCCTTTCAGCATCTAGTTTTGCCTGTTGGCGGATGGGCTTAATTGTTTCGAGCGTGAAGCCATCGGGCGTGCCTTTTGGGCGGCCTGCGTTCTTCTTTGGTCTACTTGACCACTGCTTTCTTAGCGCTCTTCCCTCTTCTGTCTGCATCATCTTGGAAAAGTAGTTTTCCGTTCCCTTTCGCGCTTTTAGCGGATGCAGTGTCTCCTTTTTTGGAGCTTTCTTTCGTGGGTTTTTCGGTGCGCCCATTGTTTACTCCTAAATGATTAATGACGATTTCCAGCGTTTTCTCGCAAGTCCGACAGAATAACTCAGGTGGCAGAGCCATGACCATATCCTTAAAGATCTTGTTCTTTTCGTCACTGGAAAGCCAAGATAGCCCTTTGACTACCTCGATCTTCCTAAGAATAGACACTAGGTCAAATGCTGTAGTGTTCATTTTGCTCTCCTTGGTTTGAGTTACTTTTTAGGCGGACGGCCTTTTTTAGTACCGTATGGCATTAGATTTCCTTCCTATTTCTTGGCGGCTTTATTCTTAGATCTAGCTCTTCGCTCTGCTTGCTGGGCTAATACCCTGTCGAAGTAAGGCCTAAGATACTTGTTATAAAGTGGCTTAGAGACATTAGCTTTATCAATAATATCTGTGGCTTTAGCTACGGGGTTGGAACCTAGGCTTTTATTTAGCTCACTAAGAGCCTTTAATATCTTAGCCTTGCTTTCGGGTGCTACCTTGCTGGCATTTAATGCATCAACAAGCTCTTGGTTAAGCTGTCTGTTACTAGCTATGCCCTCTTGGCGTGGAGTTAGAGGCCTTGGTGCAGCATTAATGACGTTAGAGCCGCCAGTATTCACTGGGCCTTGGGTCACCCCACTATTCTGCATCATCTTGGTGGCAACTGCGCCAACGACAGAGTTTAGATTTCGAGGATTTCGGCCAGACTTTATAGACATCTTATAATCAATTAGATCTTCAGCCAAACGCTTAGAAGTTGGGTTTGCATCTTTCGGTAACTCTGAGAGTAGCTGGTCAATAGTATTATTTATTTCAGCATCTATGTCTTTTGCTAAAATCTTTGGCGGTAGGCCCATCCGTTTGTAGACTTCCCGATATCTATCGTGCGCCACAAACCTTGGGCTGCTGACCGTGGGGTCTGAGCCCCTGCGGAAGTCATCAGCCCATATTTTAGACTGTTCCACATCTTTTAGGTCTGCCTTGCGCTGCTTATCCGCCAGAGTGCGTGCAATCTTCTTTGCGTTGTTTGCATTCTTCTTTTCTTTATCAAGGGCCGCACGAGCTTTAGCCGCGCCCTCAATAGATGCCGCACTAGGAGCGTCTAAGCCTGATTTCTTACGGTTCTTACGCACAAACCTAGCCACTTTTGACCTTCGGCCAGTTACAGCGTCTATAGCGCGGCCACCAGCCATCGCGGGAAGCTGGAAAGCTAAACTTTGGCCACCAGTGAGAACAGCCGCGCCTGCATTTAGGTTGCCGCCAACTTGGCCAGCGGGGTTAAACGCACGGCCAAAGCTAGGCAGCGGGTTGAACTGGTCAGTGAACTGCGAAATACCGCCTTTTAGGCCAGAATTAGTAATCTCGGTAACAACATTAGACTTAAGGAAAGCGTTTGATAGGGCTTGGCCCTGCTGTGTATTACCAAAGTTGTCTTTTATGAATTGAAGGTTCTCAGTGCTGACAATAGAGGAGACTTTATTGTTCGACTGCTTAACTGCGGCATTAAACTGGGCAAGAACTTCGGGCGGTGCGTTAGGTAATAAATCTTTCCTAATTACAGCTTGGGCGGCATCGACTTCTTGACGTATTTTACTTCTAGCCATCTCTAAAGCTTGGTTTGCTCCTTTTGTAGAAGTCGCCTCAATGTCCTTTAGAGCTAGTTTATTATTCTTTGACAGGTCTTCTATCATTCGGGCAACATCGCCAGCCGCTTTGTCTGTCTCAGGGTCTAAATCTTTACGTTTCCCTAATACCACTTCACCTGTCTTACTTACTGTTGTGATAAGGGTGTTAGTGCCTTTAGCTAAGGCACCGCCAGTAATAGCAGCGTCACCAATGCGGTTTACAACCTCTTCGGGCACATACTCGCCACCTTGGACGGCTGTGTTACCAATAACTAAGCCTTCTTGTACGCCTTCCTGTACGGTTTCACGTAAAACCTTAAGCGTAGCACCGCCGCCTTTTATCGGCATAAGCTCGACAAGGCCAGATGCAACGGCTGCGCCTAAGTCTGAGGCGGTAGCAGTGGGGTCCATGCCCTGTACTTCTTTTTCGTCACGCATCTGGCCCAGCGCATTAACAGTTCCATAGATTGTACCGCCAACAGCGGCTGCTGTGCCTAATATGGGCGCAGAAGTTGCGGCAAGACCAGCGCCTACAGATGCGGCGATACCACCAGCAACTTGGGGTGCAGCTTCAGCGGCCCCGTATAGGAGTGAGTTGCCAGCGTTCCTATATTCGCCCTCCTTGAGGTTCTTGATGATGCCATCAGCACCCTCTGGGCGCTCGTAGTTGGATGCAGCTAATTCTGCTTCATTGCGCTCGGCCATTTCGCGACCATAGTTCTCTGCACTCTGTGAGCCGAAGTATTCGCCACCAGATTGAATGCCCTTGCCGATCATCTTGCCAGCTTGGTCAACACCCTGCATGACGGCACCGCCGACTGACGTATCCGGCCCTTCAGACTGCATCTCACTGTCCTTCATCACACTGCCATCGGGCATCCTGTGAGAACCAGCGGGAACTGGCTGGCTGGTTTCTGGCTGGCTAGTATTTGGCTGGCTACTGCCATCAAGTTCTCTTGCTTTTGCAATTAAACGCTTGGCAGCCTCAACATCGTTGGCTTCCATGGCTTTCCGCGCACCGCGCTTATAGTCTTCTACGGTAAGTTCAGCCATTTTTAACCTCGATTATTTTAAGTATTCTAAATCTGCCTCAGACAAAGAGCCTGATGCGGCAGGCGCTGGTTTCCCGCCCTTCATCTCATAATATCTCTGTCTCTGGGCCTCTACGGCCTTAACAGAAGCAGCATAGTGCTTACGAACAGCTTTAAGATTGTCTTGAAACTGCTTCTTGCCCTGTGATTGGTTTAAGTTAGCCAAAGATGTCTTGAGTAGGTCTAATTCTATATTAGATACTTGCCCTAAAGCTCCGCCTGTTGGAGAATTATCACGCATATATTGCAACCTATCGAAGCCTACAGCGGCCTCAACCGTCTTCACAGCTTGCATGGTGTTATGGGCAGGCGTTCCCGGCACTAGCCTTAGACCAGAGCCTAAAAGTCCAGTTACATTGTCAAACGGATTTAATGGGCCGTCTGCATCAAGAAAGCTTTGTACTTGGTCTAAAGCTGTAAGAGCAGCTTGTTGGTAAACTGCTTCTGGAGGACCAACAGGTGTGCCACCAGCAAGATCAGCAGCGGCCTCGGCGGCTACCTCTTTCTGTCGTACCTGTTCTAAATAGGCTTCTGTATCTACCGCCCTGTCACCGTCTTTGATTGCCCCATACTCTTGGATGCCATCGTTCATAGCAGAGTTGTAACCATTTGCTGATCCAGCGGCGATTTTACCGCCAACGCGCATGAGC